ATTATTATTCCTTATAAATCTGCATCAAATCTTAATAAAATATTCATATCAACGTCACCACGTTTACGTAATGGTGATGCTAACTTACCAGTAACTAATAATTGTCCTGCATCATTATATAATCCGATAGTTGTTATATAAGGATCAAAATCACTACTAGAAACATATGAATCATAATCAACCCCATTATCTTGTAATGTTGATGGGTTTAATGTTAAATTAAAATCATCTTTACTTATTCTAACTAAAGTAGAATATTCTGTAGTAGTTAATGTACTTCTATAACTTGCAGTATATGCAGTTTTTGTTAAATCACCATACTTATAATGCGGCGACGAAATTACAATTGTTCCGTGTTTCGGAAATACATTTCCTACATGATTTGTTTGTAAAAATGTACCATCCTCTGTACGGTCCGCTAAAGAACTTATTTGTGCTTGAGATAGAGACTTATTAAAGATTCTAATTTCATCTAGATCTCCCGTAAGATTTGAGCTATTGGGGCTATAACCACCCACATTCAATGGATCATCATTACTAATCTTTCCTGATGCTGTATAAATTGAATTTACGCCATATAATAAGAAATCATATGAACTAGAAACGTGTTTTACAGCATCTACCCAAATTGACATTTCACTTCCAGATTTTTGACATAGTATATGTTTCCATCCTGACAGACTACTGGTAGTTGCAACAGTTGCATTTAGTATAGAATCTGAAGAAATTGAAAATTTAACATCATTACTTCCACTCAATTGAATTTTAAATGGATATTTGTTATTGTTTTGTTTTTGTTTAGTTAATATAATTTGCTCATCACCGCCATTATTTGAACCAGATAAAAAGAATGATATTGCATAATCATGTTGTCTATCATAATATCCATCAATCGATGTTTGAAAATGACCAGATCCATCAAAACTTGCAGCTCGGCCTATAGGTAATGTATCCCCATCTGTTGTTGGAACACCATCTACATATGTTATGCCAGAATGAGAAATATATTGAATTCTATTTGTATCAAAATATTCATTAAAACCTTCATAAAATTGAACATTAGTAATAATAGATGCACTGTCAAAATTACCATCAATGATATTACCATATCTATCTGCGGAAAGAAGAACTGAACTAGTAAATTGAAATGAAGCTGGTTTTATTCCTTCACCAATCTTATTTTGTGGTATTACAAATACTGAAGCAGATTCATATAGAAATTTTTTAGTTCTTGTTAAATCAGTCGGTCCAAATGTATTAGCTGGTTCGCCTTTTCTTTTATAATATAAATGGTCTATAGAAAAGTATGTAATACTTTGCAATGACCCGTCAATATTAGAAGCATCATTATATGTTAATTCAGAACCCAATGCTGGCAAACTATTTCTATTACTATATCTTGCTTCTAATGGTAAAGCGCTACTTGTTGCACTGCCAGAAACAAACATAAATAATTTATTAGTAACAAATTCTTCTTTTTTAAAATCTGATGGATCTATTTTTTTAAAAACTGAAGGATAATTTCCTTTATACTCTAATTCAGTATCATCTAACAATCCAACTGATTTTCTAGCTGATTTTGTTTTTGCTACTAAATTTCGTTTAACAATACTCGGGGACTCACCAGTAGATTTAATACGATCGTTTTGTATATCTAATAACTTTCTTGCCATAATAGTAAAAAGCCCCTTACATTTATTATAAATATAAAGGGCTTTAATTCAGTTATGTTTTTAATTAAAAATCTAGCTTAACTCTAATAAGTGCTTCTCGGCTAAATGATTTCAATAATGGTCTAGATAATTTTGCTACTGCTAATAATTCTCTTGAATCATTATATAAACCTACTGTAGTAATATAAGTTTTTGGGTCTCCGATAAATGTTGATTGTCTAAATTCTCCTACGCTACCTGTTGTAAATGATGGGTTATTTGAAAAATTATATTCAGCATTTTTAACTCTAACAAAATAATGTGTACTTGTAATTGTTTCAGCATTTCTTGCTTGGAAACCATATGGATCTGAAGTTGCTGGGTTTGTTAATGTTCCAGAACCTGAAATTGAATGATATAATCCAAAATGGTTATTTCCTTCAGATGATGAACCGGTATTAGTTGTAAATCCTAAATTATTATCTAATGTATCGCCATTTAAAATAATTGTTCCATAATCAGGATAAACTAATCCATAATATACTGGAGCTGATGGATTATAAATACCATCATTAATAGAACCAGAAACAACATTATATACTCTACCAGACGAACCGACTGTCGGAGCTCCGCTATTTTCAGAATCATCAATTAATGTATATACTGTAGTACCAACTGTTACAGAACCAGTTGCATTAGTATCTCTTGCAGAAATATCAACTAATGGAAGTTCAAAATTACCTGGATCGATTTTTTCTTTAATTCTACTACGTTTAAAATTAACTACATAAATAGAATTTGAATCAACACCATCAAAAGTAAACCTCGTATCTGCAGATTCTAATAATAATTGTTTGTATTGAGAATAAACAGCTCTACTCGGTGAATCATTCAATTGACCTTGCGAATCAGACCCCAAACCAGTTGCATTACCATATGCAATTGAATATTGTACTGCAGAACCAGTTACTGCCGGATCTTTTTGATACACATCAACATAATACCTTCGTTGTGATGTTGTTTGTGCAGATGACGTAAAATGAGCCGTTAAAGATGCAATACCATCACTCCAAACCCCAGCCGTTACTACTTCAGTTTGATTATCGATAATATCATTAACAGCATCAAATTTAGTAAAAGTACGACCATTTCGAGCTAATATTTGAGCTTGTTGTTGCTCTCTAATTATTTCTTCTGCTCGTTGTTGTGCCAATTGTTCTACTTGCTGACTAATATTTGCTTGTGGTGCAGGAATACGCGGTGTGTCTGAAGCTGCAGCTGCACCTATTACGCCGCCTGGACCTCTAAATAATTGGCCAACTCTAGGTAATTTTTTTAAATGTTGTATATTCATTTTAGTATCCATTATGCTCCAGTTTGAATAGTAACTGCATTTACAGTCAAGTTAACAGTAACACTACCACCAGTTTCATTACCAATAATTGTAATTGTTGCAGTTTGATTTGTTATTTGTCGTTTTGCTCTAACAACAAAACTACGACCTGCTACTGCAACACTTTGTGCATCTTCATTATCACCAATAAATCTTGGTGTTGTTGGTAATACTGAATTTTGTAATTCGCCGCCTGATGCAACTCTAATATCAGCAACATCTGAATTCGAAAGGATTGCTGTATATCCTAATGTTGCATTACCACCAGAAAAATTAGATGTATTAGGATTAATTGTTGCTGTATCTCCTTCTGCTACCAATGTAATAGAAGTATTACCTACAGTAATTACAGGAATTTTAGTTGTTTTCTTAGGTAAAGTGATAAGTTTATATTTTAACATTTGAGTTTCGTCAGGAACTGCTTCAACAATTGGCATATTTTCTATAATAGTACCATAATACGAAGTACCTAATGGATGATCAGGATTCCATAAATCATAATCAATTTCATCATCTGCCAACGCAAATTGTGTAATGCGAAATGCATTTCTACCCTTTGCTAACAACTCTCTACCTTTCTTAGTAAGAATTGCATCTACTGTTACTGAACTATTATCTAAATATCCCATAATTATTTACCTTTATTTCATATAAATATTTTTGATTAAAAAAAATACCATTTATCCGCCAGATATTGTAAAGCTACCATTTTCGCCTGGAGCTTGATATATTAATTGATTTGGATTTGCTTCTCTAAACTCAACTACTGGTCCGCCATCTATAGTATCTAAACTAGAGATATTAAATCCACGTGATATCATTTTACTTCCATTATATCTTGAATTTTCTAAACCAGTACCGATAAAATCTTGATATTCTGCAGGACCATTGATTTCGACACCAACATCCGCGCCTTCAATATCAGATCCTGAAACTACAATATAGCCGATCGGTGTTGATCCAGTTACAGCCGATCCGGAATATGTATAATAAAACGTAACGTTATTAATACGTGCATATGCTAATTCAGAATTATTTGTGTAAACACTTGAATGAATTGCTGGTTGAATTGCAATCGACATTGTTGTGTATGTTGTTTGTGTGTATATCCAATCTCGTATAATTGAATCAATTGTAGCAGGATTCGTTTCTACAGTGCCATTAACTAATAACGCATTAGTTAATCCATAAACAACACGTTCTCCCCCATTTGGATATGTAGTTGATGTAGACCAAACATTACTACCCGTACGGTATGGTATTGCATCAACGCCATTAATCATAACATTATAATCTATAATTTGTAACGGACTAAAACCAATAATTTCGTCGCCACTTTCTGCAATACTTCCCGTTATTCCCCATTTACTTATATCAACACCCATTCCAGTAAATTGAATCAAATTATTACCAAGTGATGCTGCAAGACTTGCTGACAATGAACTTGAAAATGAAAGTTCTATGAGTGATGCACTAGGAATAATTTCATATGCATCTATACCATCTAAGTCTGGATCAAAACTTCCGGTAGTGTACCATGTTGATAATGGAAATAACGCACCTGATGATGTAACATAACCAGATATTGATGATGAATCTGTTCTAGAAGATGAAATATTTGCTAATATGTATGATTGAGGAAGTGTTGTTCCTAAATGTTCTGTTGTTTGTAAAGAAACTGTATCAGAACCGAAATTTGAAGCACCATAAAGATCTAATTGTAACTTTGAAATTACACCGGCTCCATTTGCCCATTCACCTGTTCGTCCTAATGCAGTTAATAAAGTGGCTAATTCACCGTTGAACGTTAACGTCGTATAATACGTTCCATTACCCCCAGTTGTATCAATCATAGCTGTACTAGAAACTATACCACTTGGTACAAATGATGATGATATACTTCCCGGAGTAATACTTCCGCTACCTAATGTTAATGTTATACCAACTTGGTTTAATACAGCATGATTTGATACATCGATTGCAATTGGCATACTAAAGAAGTCTGAATTATTAGTATATTCAGTATTTCCAGCATATTGAACTAAATATTCATATAAATCACCCCAAAATACATTGCCATATGAACCCGTCGGATTACCAGATCCACTATTAATTAATTCATAATATGTAACAATTTCTTCAGTTACAGCTGAAGATGGTATAACTTGCCTAATATATGCAGCTATTGATGGCGGATAAAAAGCAGCAGTAGTATCAGACCCAGATGTAATTTCTAATATTGGTATTCGTGGATTGCTTGGATCTAAAATGTATGGGTTGTCTGTGGCTCTTGGATTCTCAGAATATGATGATTGAAATAAATTAATACTAACCGATGACGTTGTATGTGTTAGTGTAGAACCACTTTGTTCAAATGACTCAAATATACTTCCAGTATTAGAAGTTGATTGTATTGACCCAGTTTCAATTGGATATGCTATACCATATATAAAGTTTCTATATTCAGTATATGATGGTGTTTCTCGATCAGTAGATCTTGTGCTACTAGAAATATACGGCATGAATGCTTCACTCATCCAATATGGTGTTACACCCGCAATATATTCAGTACCAGTCCAATATAAATAATCTCTAGAATAAATTGTACCATCATATTTCTCTGCCGCACTTCTTGTTACAAAGCCTTGTATTTGGTCATCATCTTGTGCAGTAATTGTAGCAATTGCCCCATCTACTGATCCTAAATAGGTATCATACGTTGGATCAAATATTAATGTTTGTTGTACATCAATATCAGTATTATATGAATCTAACGTTCTACTAGGCCTAGGTAATACTGAATCTTTATTTCGTTCTAATATATTTGGTTGTACTAATACACCAGTAACTTTATCAACACGTGCTGGAAGTAATTGTTCTAATTGATTAAAAAATGATAAATCAAACAATGAAAATATTTTTATGTAAGCATTAATATCATTTTTAGTATCATACTTTTTCCAATAATCTCTTGCAGCGCGTATTAAATCTGGGTATGAACGCTCATATTGCTGGCCAGGATCTCCAATATATGAATCTAATTCAGTAAATCCAAGTTGTGCAATGATATCATCATTTATCATTGTTTGTGGAGAAAAATATACTCCCAATTTTTTACTATCTAACGGTGCTTTATCAAATTGACTACGTTCTGCCCGTGTTTTAACATCTAATGTACCAACTAATTCATTATCTTCTAATCTAATTTTATTATCATCAAATGTACCGGCAGCTAAAGATATTCCATCAAAATAATATGTTTCTTCAATTGAATCATATGGCTCTGCATTTGTCCATGATGCAAATGAAGATGAAATTGTTGATGATATTGGTTGAACTCCTGATAAACTTGATGTTGCAGACTGATCTATTTTTTGTGTTAGTGGTAATCTATAAACTAATTCATCGTATGCACTTACATTTCCATCATATGCCGCTGGAGCTTTTGTGTGATTATCTAATGCTGAATCGCCTAAACTACTAGTCCATATTCTTAATTCTTGCAACTGTCCTTGTAATCTTGAAGCGCTGCTTGAACCACCTAATGTAATAGATCCAGCTACTGGGAAAGTTGCAATAGATGATGACGCTGCAACAGTAGCAACAATTTTTCCATATTTTGATTTCTTAGCAACTAATTCTAATCCACTTCCAGATGTTCTTAATAATGCAGTAATCCAACCACCATCAAAACATTCAAAATTAGCCGAACTAGTTCCATTCAATTGAATAGTACCTAATGTACCTCTTGTAAAATCTAATGTAACATCGTTTGAGCCTACTGAAAATAAATTCATTGTGCTAGGCATAGATGGGTTTGTTAATACATTATCCGTTCTAAAACGAACCTCTACAGCACCAATACTTTGTGAATAATTAGTAACAACAGTACCAGCTGCATTTCGAATTAAATCTAAAGCATAATCAAAATTTAATTTTTCATATACTGGAGGTCTTTCAATTCTTGGGCCGCCAAACTCTTGTATTGTTATCATACTTTGCGGAATACCATAACATGATAATAAAGCTTTTATACTTCGTTTAGTTCCTTTAGATTTTAAAAGTAATGGCAAGTTATTTACAATACGACGCCATACATGATAAGTCATTTCCTTACCAGGTAATGCAGGCTCTCCAACAGAATTAGATCCAGTTATAGGAACACCTGAATCATTGGTTCCCAAAACATACTCCCAAAGATCTTTATATTGATTACCATCAGTTAACGACCAACCAAATTGTTTAGCAACAGAATATAATAATTCATTCGGAACACCATATTTTGGATGTTCATCTCTAGAATGAATCTTAGACATATAATTGATATAAGTATATAATATGTCATAATGTTGACCTAACATATTAATAAATGTATCTAAACCTTCATTACCAGTCTGCGTACGTATAAATTCCGGAATTGCATATACTAATGCATTTTTATTAAATTTATCATATGTAGCTGCATTATCTAATAACGTTTCATACCAAGTAGTTACTTGAGATGATGATAACGGATATAATGTATATGTTCTTGTGTTATTAGATTTTGGCCATGGCGTTATGTAACTTCCTGTTATAAACGATATATTGGGGTCTACTAAAGGAACATTATTAGAAAATTGTCCAGATGATGATTCATAGTATAAAAACTTTTCAAATGAATCAAATCCAGAAATTAATTTCGTTTTTCTATCAGAATATTCAACTACATTATTTTGACTACCAGATAATGAATTTAGTAAAGATATTTGTGATTCATAATATTCTATTAATGAAATTTTATAATGAAAGTTTTTAACACGTTCTGTAGCAGATCCGTAAAAAACAAAATTATTAAAATCTTCATAGTCAATATTTAAATCAATTCCTGATAAACTACCTGAGAATATTGAATCAACTATTTGTTGTGATGTAGAGACAGATGAACCTAGTAAATCATTCCATGTTTTTAATCCAGTATCAGTTGATGTATCTAATTTAGATATTGCATCCCAATTAGGACCTGCTAGTTCTGTTAATGTAGAATCAAACACATCTGCCGGTTGTATAGAAACACGGTCAATAACCGGCGATTTCATTTCTTGTACAACCCAACATTTAAAGTTTTGTTGTATATCAGCCGGAAGCGGTTCTTTTAATTTTACATATAAATACTCACCAATAACAACACTATTTGTATACATTACCGTTTTGTTACGGCCAAAATTTAACAAATATGTACTATATTTAGGTGTTGGTATTCTTACTGATACCGGTCCGGTAGCTGTATTAACAGTTATTATAATTTCTTCTGCTAATTGATTAACAGTTTGAATATAATTAGTAATTTGTTCTAAAAATTCATCATCTGTTGCATCAATTGCTTTTAATCGTATTTCAGTACGATCTGGAGATATTTCATCTATTCGTAGGTGCTGATTATCATAACTACCAATTAAATTTCTAAAAAAGTTAAATGCAACTCTATAATTACCTCTAGTTAAATTTAATTTATCAAATTCATTGTATAAATCAATACTAAGCGCCGCTCTTGGTAAACTAATAGTTTCATTTGTTATAGGATCAGTTACTGATGTTACTCGTTTTTCTGGTGGTTTAATATCTACCTTATGATTACCAGTAATCCACGTATCGCCAGAATAAACATGTAATTCAGTTCGATAATTTCTAGAAAATCCCCATTCAATTTTTGGTACTATATATTTAAATAATGAAATTTCTTCATCAGTAAATCTATTTGCAGTAATTGCTTTATTACTGCTCTGGATTTTATCGATATTTTTATATTGTGTTAGCATAATATGTTATACTGGGAAAATATTCATATATTTAAAATCTGGCTGAGAATTGTTTTTATTTTCTATTTCTAATTTAGTTCCACCTTTATCTGTTGTTTTGGCTTTAACGGTAGTAATAGGACCTAATTTTAATCTTGTTTCTTCAATGCCTTCGAAATCTTTTGCATCAGAGCCAAAACCAACTTCAATTATTAAATAATAATCATCTTCATATTTGTTAGTTGGAGATTGGATTTGAATAGTTCCAAATGTTACTGAAATAGTTTCTCCATTATCATCAACACCACTTACTGTCTGTAAACCTTCATTTAATCGTTTAAAGTTTTTATCTTTATTAGCTTGTTTTGCTTTATTATATAATTCTTTACCAGTTTTTTCAGAATCTGAAGTACCTCTTACAAATAACGCGCGCAATCCATATGTATTTCCATCCGCATCTTGTCCATCTTCATATTGTCCCGATAATTGATATGAAATATTAACATAGTTTTTATCAACTTTTAATCCGCCATCTGCAAGCAATTCAATTAAAGCTCCTCCTACTATTGGAGCAACTGCTGGGTTTACAGCTGCTATAGCAACTGGAACTGAAAAGGGCGCTAAGGCTGCCCCAGCCACAAACACCGCAGCACCTGCTGCAATTTTTTCTAATGCAGATTCACTTTCTCCTAAAAATTTATTATCTGGCCAATTAAATCCTGTACGTAATACTTGATCGTCTGTATAAACAGCCGGGTTCACTTGGTTGAGCGCACGAAGTATAGGACTAAACGATAAGTATATATTGTCAGTAACATTAATAATATCAAATCCATTTCTTTCGCCAGATGTACTTCCGTCACCTTCTTCTTCTTCACCCGCACCTGCGACTGCTGCAATAAGTGCTTCTTGTGCTGCTTCTTGTGCTGCTTGTATTGCTTCTAAAGCTTCTAATACCGCGTCTTGGTATGCGCTTAAATCATCATTGATTTCTAAATCAATTTCGGTAGTAGTAATTTGTGTAACTGGCGTTACAGTTATTGTAGGAGGAAATTTAAAATATCTAAATTGAGTATCAATAACATTATTTACTGATACTTGTTGCAATTGTTCATAATTTGGTTCAATATAATAACTTTGATTAGTTACATCAATATCATCAGTATTTTCAATTAAAATAAATTCACCAGATTCATTTCGTTGATTTATTATACGTTGTCCAGGTAGCGTTGTTACATAACCACCATTCATGACATATTCTAAACCATTTTTTATATATTGTTGTATTGATCTTTGTTGTTCAACAGAAACTGATAATTGCTCGTTCAAACTTCTAGCTTCAACCGTTCTAGTAGCTGGCTCCGCTAACGTAATATTTCCGTCTGATTCCAATTGCAAATTTCCGCCTGATTGTAACTGATTTAGATTAGCGTCTGCAAGTTGCCCAACTCGATCTAATTTTCGTAAACTTAAAATTTTATTTTGATTACTCATTATCTAACTACTTTAAAATAATATTCATTATCAATATACTGCTCAGTGAATCCATCTACAATTTTTAATGCTATGCGATAATAACGCTCTGGCATCAATCCATTCATATCTAAATAAATGAAGTTGCTTGTAGTATCACAACTCACTTTAGTATAAATATTATCGAACGGAATTATTGTTTCATCTGTAGCAGCATCAATTATTGAATAATAAGTAGTTGATGGTAATCGTTTTATGGTTTGTAAAGGAAATAAATTTGTTGCTGATTTTTGTGGATATTTATCACGACCATACAAGCGTATACGAGCTATTTCCGTGTCTTTATACGCATTTTTTAATTTTGGATATATGATATATGATTCTAAATTAAGTGCATCTAAAGTGCTAGAATACGCACTATCGTCCCAATACATGGTAAGTCTAGGAACATATATAGTATGTGTTTCTCTACTAAAGAATCTTACATATCCTGTAGTGGTTCCTGCTTGTTCATCTGCATCAGAAAATTTAAGTAAAAACCCATTATTATTAATAGTAACGCCAGCACTTCCATTAATCCATAATTTTATTGCATCTGTTACATCCATATTAATATCAGTTGGGCGATAGGTAAAAGCTTCAGACACGCCATCTGCACCTGGTTGTGTATAAAAACTTTGATCATATCTCGTTAAATCATAAACACCAGAGCCAGACTGATATATCCAACTTCCACCTAAACTACCAGTAATTTTTAAAGAAGGAGTTACATCACCCGATGTCGTCCAGGATGAACCAGATACTGGATAATTCCATGAAACACCATCTGTAACAGAAGGAGATGAATTTTCAAATCCAGTACCATTAATCCAAGAATCATAAGCTATTTTTGCATCAATTGTATAATTTGATGATAAATTTTTTGCGTGCGATGTATATAATTGCAATACAAATTTACATGAATTTAACGTAGTAGAATATTTTGTTAATGTATCTGAAATTTCAGACATATCAAATTTAATCAACGATCTAGATCGTACATATGCATCACCTGATGTATTTAATCGTTTTCCTACTTCTAATATTTCATCAATACCAGTATTTAATGTAGGTACTGTTTCATATAATGTAGCATCTTTTTCTGCATAAAATATTCTGAACATAAGTTATATCCTTACTATTATTTAATATAAATATTTGTTAGTAAGATACTACTCGTCCTCGTATGTCTTTATTTGGAAATTTAACTTCAAATATTGATGGATCTAACGATGGATATATGATTCCATTTTTTGTTGCGGTTTGTAAATTATAAATATTTCCAGAATAGTTTGTTGAAGTATCATATAAATTTGTAAATTTTAAATCTAATACTGATTGCACTCCTTTAACATTAGCTATTGAATTTAAAACATCACTTTTTATGATAGTTTGATTAATTTGCCAACGAGAAATATCAAAATATTCTTTTAAACGACTAATACATTTTAGAAGAACTTCATTACTATTATAATTTGATAATACAGTAATTTCAAAATCAATACCAATATTAATTATAAATGCATTTTTAATATTTATAGCATCTGTCATCATACGATATTGATCTAAATATGTTTTTAAATTTTCTTTAACTGCAGGATTAAGATCAACTAATTGTTTAGACGAATTATATCCCAAAACATACATGTTCATCGCTAATGGATTTTTTACTCTGCGTTCTTCCGATTCTTCTTGTGCAATTTGATCGTCAGGTACAATATATGCTTTTGCGACACTACCAAAACGAGCTGGCATAGAATATGCTCGTATAATATAATCTTCTCTAGTAACTAAACGATTTTGTGTTGCAAAATTAGCTAATGCATTATTTTTTATTTCATTTAATGAGTCTCTTGTTTTGCCTCCGCGTGCTGGAACTGGATTATTAACTGCAACCGAACTTTTAACAAAACTAATTACGCCGCTAGTTAATGTTGTGTTAACATCATCTTCATATTGTACATTATCTATTCGTGTAATGGTATCTGCATCAACATTATCTTGTAATCCTTTTCCTGTTGTATATGTTACTGTTAACGTAGTATTTGCTGGAGCTTGACCATATGCTCTTGTATATAAAAAGTTTGATGGGTCAATATCAATATCTACTGAACGTCTAAATCCTGCTAATCCATTTCCTACATTATCTGGATTTGGAATAATTTCTTCATCGTTATTATCAGAAACACCTGCTCCAAATTGTAATTCATATCTATTATCTGCTCGCAATCTAGAAACAAATCGTTTTGAAGATTTTCTAAGTTTTAAAAGAGAAGGAACAGAAGAACGATATTGTACAAAATCTGGATCATTTTCTAATAAGTTCGGCACAGTTTGAAATACAGTATCCTGAGCTAAATATGGAACTTGATACCAATTATCTCCATCTGATTCTTCTACTGAAATAATATCAATAATATCCGTATCAGGAAGTACTATCTTATCATATGGTTTTGGCGTAGTAAATGTAAATGTAGAAGTCTTAACAGTACCAGAAATTGCATTAACTGATTTCTTTAGCAAAAAGTATGTTGGCTGTTTTGTTGCATTATCATATTCATATACTGTAACTTCTGTTGGATTGAATGATGAAGAAAACCCAAAATCAACTGCATCTGTTGTTCTAAACCCAATACCTTGTTCGGTACTAACACGCATTGCAGTTTTAATAGATAATGCATAACGATAATCTGGACCTACTGAATCACCAGAGCCAACTGCAGGTACTAATTGAAATACATCTAATGTTGTTCTTGAAGCAATATAGTTATTAACATTATATCCTAGAGCATATGCTAAATCTTGTACATTGGATTTTTCTGTAGCATGTTGTAATAAAGATTCTTTAAGATTAGTATCACTATAATATGATAATACATCACCTACATATGATGCTAATTCTAATAACATCATACCAGGCGATGACTCGTTAAAATCCTGATATGTATTAGGAAAATATTGTTTAGTAAGGTCAATTAAATTTTTTCTAAATTGCCCGAAATCTTTTCCTAAATAATTTATATCTTTTTTAACATTGCTCATTATCGTTCCTTATTATACTGCTAATTCAGCATTCGAAACAGAAAAGTTTCCATTTTCATTTACAAATACAGAAATTGTTCTATTTATTTGTTCTACATTAACATTAAATGTAATTTTAATTTTTAATTGATTGCCTAATGTAGTATCTTGTTCGTTTGTTATAGTTTCAATTGAAATAATATTAATGTCTGGTAACCATTTTGTTACAGCTGATTGAATTGACTCTACTATAAAATTACCGATATCTTCAGTATTTGGTTCAAATATTATTTCATATAATGCAGTTCCAAAATCTGGCTGCATTATTCGTTCGCCTAATTTTGTCAATAATAAGGTTTTAAAATTTGAAATAGATTTTTCTACATTAGTTACAGAAGAAACAAAAACTTTAGTTTGGTTAAACTGTAATAATACTCCTAATTTAGAATTTTCATCTGTAATATCATATCGTATAATGTCAAATGGCATTTACTTAACCTTTACCTTTTTTCTTATCCATAGCTTTCATTAAAGCTGAATAATCGCGTGTCATTGCTTTTGCAACTACTGGGTCTACTTGCATAGATTTACCAGTTTCTGGGTCTGCCATTACTTGTGGTGCAGATATTCCCATCATCTGTGAACGCATCTTTTCTCGTACATGGCCAAAACTTTGAGCATTCGCTGATGTCATCATAATATCTTCATTTAATGGTTGATTCATTGATGAAGCATACGGATTCTGTTCTTTTAGTGAATCTGTTTCATTTAGAATATCAGCAAACCCAGTTTTATTAAATTTAACTGTTTTTCTTTTATTTGGTCCTGCAGGTGTTGTTGGTTCAAATAACGCACTCGATGGTTTATTATTTGCTATTTCATTAATTGTTGGTCGTAACCCATCTTTTAAGATTTCAGTAAGTTCTTCTTTAATAACAGAACGTACTTCTTCTCGTACTACTTGTTTCAAAACTTTAACTAATGTTTTTGCATCCATAGTTTCTTCTTTTTTAATAAATATTTGTATGTTATTTTTTGTATGTTATATTGATTCTAATCCAATAAATTGCCAAAAGGCATTCGTTTCGGTTGTATTCCACTCAAATCTATATCGGGATCCGGGTGGCGCAGCTGTTCCTTGATAATTAAGTAAAAATCTCGTTTCGCCTAATGATGACCCTTCTTCACCAAATGGTTCTACGTCAATAATTATTTCAGTACTAGTATCTGGAACAGCTGGTGGTGCACTGTCGGTAGCTACTGGGTCAGCAATATTAACATCAAAACTAAAGTTTTCCACATCATAATTCAATGCACTGTCTGTCCAACTTGTTCTTGTTAATTTTGGTCCAAAAATCTCATCGTTAGAAAGATTAATATAATAATCACCTTGTTTACCTAATTCTGGGTCAGGTTCTCCAACACCAGAATATACTTTACTAGGAGCTTCTTCAATCGACGTTAAAAAGTCTTGTTGTTGTTTTACCATTTCATCTGCTAAATTTAATAATCCATTATTTAATAACCCATTTGCATTCATTTCATTAGCAGTATTTTCATCAACTGGTATTGCACCGCAAATTGGAGATAATTTTGTAGCAATATCACCTAATTTTGATTGTAATGGACCTAATGCTGCATCAAGATATTGTGGTATATTTTTTAATTGTTCTGCTGCAATTGTCGCATTAGCAATAGTCATATTTTGTACAATTACTAATTCTGCTGCAATAACAGCAGGGCCAGTTACTGGGTTTAGTAATTGTGCTGCTTTCAACGCTTTTGCTGTAGTTACTACAGTATTGATTGTAGTAATTATAGTTTGAATTAATGGTAATAACTGTTGAATTCTAGCAATAATTGCTTGAGCATCTTGCATAGATTTTAAAGCTGCTTGTACTTTAGGGTCGTTACAATCACATCTATCTGGTAATTGTATAGCTTTTTCTGCAGCATCTAATATCTGCGTTGCTAAATCTGAAATTAGTTTATTAACTTGCGTAATGATAATATTAACTAATTTTGCTGGTATAGCCGGTACTTTATCTAATGGCGCTGAAACTGGCATAACTTATTCCTTATCTATATAAAATTTTTTACTGTTTAATTGTCGCAATAATGATTGCGCAGCCGCTAACGATCCTTGCCCAGGTGTTGGTGTTGAATAAATGCCAGCTGGCCCAATTACGCCTGCATTTATTGCAGTTATAATTTGTGTTAATATCTGTTCTAATATATCTCCTTTTGGAATTGGAGATGATGCATTTTCACTGCCAATTAACATTTCATTTGTATTTATTGATAATCGTTTTTTAGCATCTATAACAACTGGGCCTACTTTTGATTGTAGAATCATTTTATCAGCTGAACCAATGAATTCAGAACCGTTTGATGAATTACTTTTTGTTAATTGTTTTGATAATTCGTAAGAATTCGACAAATCTTGGGTGCTTGTTAAATGTAACGAAGACGCCATTGATTTAATTTCTTCAACATATAAATCATTACCACCAGTTTCTTTATCTACTGATAAAATTATTATAGGGTCATTTTCTTTACCTTGACCCGTTTTCCATATAGTTGGCTTTGCATTGTCGGGCGGCGATGCAATTGTACGACCCAAACGTATACGATTACCAAAACGACCTTCTATTAATAAATCACCATCATATGGTTGTAATAATTTTATAGTTTTTTCTGCCTTACCATCCGTAGATGTTGACTGAGCATTAGTAGTTGGAACAACTTGAATACCACGAGTAATGCCCGGTAACTTAGAATTATTAGTTCCCGAATCCTGTATTGGTAATGTTGGATGATAATACCATTTATTTTTATAATTTCTATCTGATGATAATTTACTAATACTCTGAAATACTATTACAAATTCACCAATTAATGGTATTTGTTTAATATTATTATTAGCAGGCGACGCAAAATCAGATATCGGAGATGTCGAATATGTTTTAAACTTTATGTCATATGGCGTTTTTAAACGTTTTTTACCAGTTTCATCTGGATACTTAAATGTATAATCTTCATCATACGACCTTACCTCAGCAATATAATATTGTATAGAATCTTCAGTTGTAGCCAAGTTATTCCTTATTAAGTTTTTCTGTTACATCAGCAATTTTTTGTTTTAATACTTTGTCTTCATCTTCTAATCTTTGGACTTCGTCTGTAAGTTCATTTTCAAACGTTTCATTTGCTACTTTGAGAAGTTGTTTCTTTTCTTCGTCTGAAAGTAAAGAACCTTCGCCAATTATAGTTTGTTGCGTAGAAATATAACGTTGAACGATTGCAGTTAATTTAACGAGATGATCGTCATTTTTAACTGCAATATCCAAATATTCTTTAATTAATGGAACTACAATTGTAGCAGCGGATGTAGATGTAATAAGTGGTTGTAACTGAGCGATAAGTTGATTGATTTGTCTATCTTTCTTTTTACTGTTATGATAGACATCAGACATTAGGTCCGAAAACGTTACGCCTTTAAATAGTTCTTGTGAATTGTCCATAAACCGTTCTCTTTAATAATAAATATTAAAACGGCAATTTCACGTATTGATTTTGTTCGTATTCTTTAAATTTTGTTTGATATATTTCTTTTAATACTTTAACTACGCGCGTGATATTATTAGTTTCTAATCCGGTGCGTTCTCGTACGAATATATAAAGAGCCTTTTTATTGAATTGTTCAATGTTCTCTCTATTTTCAAATAAATGTAAAACAGAATCCGCTACATGTATATCTGTTGTATTAGTAAAGATATAATTTAAATTTTGATAGCAATATTCAACATATGCATCCATAAAATAACGAAGTGTTTCTGCCATTTCGTCATTATGTATTTCTATCATTACATTTCGTTCTTCATCTACATTGATTGGTTCTAAATCATTTTTCAATTTAGAATAACCCTTTTGATTTTCAGCTATTAAATAATTAAATGCAGTTCTTGTATAATAAGAATATGCTTTACCAGCAGCTGGGTTAAACTTATCTAAACGTTCAGTTAAATATGTAACTAAATCTGTTTGTAAATCTTGAAATGAAGAATCAATATAGTCTGGTTTCATTTTGTTAATCAAATTCTCAGCCAATTTCATAAAAGGTGGGAATAAAAATCTTCTATATATTCTTTCTCTCAATACCGGTTCTGGCTCTGATAAATTATATGCAGATACTGCACATTCTGTTATCTGCGTCCAATACTTATTACTTTTCTTCTTCTTGCGACCCATACGCCTCCTGATATAAATCATCCACAACTTGTTTTAGAAGTGCAAATGTTGTTCCTGCTTCATCATCTGATTCAAACGCGCCTTTACTGTCAATTCGCTTCATTTCATCATATGCTTCTTTTGTTTTATCTAATAACATACCATATGTAAATTCTAACTCATCAACATATTGTTGCTGATCTGCTAATAACCCAGCTAGCATATAAGCACGATGCCCAAAGTATCCGGCTGCGAACCCAAATACTATAATTATAATTGAAAATCCTATTGTCATATTAATCTCCGAATGAACTAAATATATCAGCAATACTTTTTGCTGAATCTGGATTACTTTCTGATAAATTCTTTATTGCATTCATTTTAGTTTCTTTAGCTTTAGGTGCAGAAACTTGTGGCATTTCGTTTTGACTATTTCTCCATGTTTCATATTCAATCTGAGCTGCCATATGATCTGCATGATGAAGTATTAAAGGCAAATTTGTTTTTAATTTTGCTTTAGCTGTTCTTGCAACAAAGTACGGTTTATTACCATCATCATACATACCATCGTGAATTTTGATAGCTTGATATTCATTCCAAGACATATCAACACCGTATTGATGAAGCAAAAAGATTGATAAATCAGGAACCATCGTGAAAGGAATATTTTCGTTATGCTTATACATCCTTCCCATATTCTTTCGATGCCAATCAGATGTTTCAACTTGGTATACTTCATTACCTTCGCCCGGAAATCCTGCTTTGCCTAAATCATGATGCATTGCTGCAAACATCAATTCTTCGAAAGTATAACCAGACATATCAGCACCCGCGCCTTTCCACATATTATATTGTAACTCTGCACAACGCATTACATTTAAAACGTGTGCAACATAGCCACCGGCAAATGCATTATGATAATGAGCAACTGAAGATGCTGGCATCATAGCCATTCTATTTTCATACTCGTCATACATTTTGTTGAGCGAGTCTTTTCGTGTAGGAAATAGTTCATTTACTCTAGAACGATATGTTTCCCAATTTTGCTTGATTGTCTCTGCGGATAGATTCATTCGTAACTGTTTTTATTTATAATATAATGAAAAAAAGTTATCTAACAAAGATAACACTTCTTTCTTTTTCACCCATTTCTGAAATTTCTTGTAAAGAATATCCTTCAGTATATAAATGTGTACACTCCCAGCACATTACTGATTTTGCTGAAGAATCAACACGTTCTACTTTGTTTGAACATAATTTACATTTCATGGTAACATAACCATCTGATCGTAACTTCTTTTTTGCCATAACTTATGATATAATTTTAGGTCTATTTGTTTTTTTCTTTTCTTGATATAATTCTTCCCGTTCAGCTTGTTTTTGAAGCCATTCAATATCGTCGACTTCAAATTCTTCTGCTGCTAACGTGTCATCCAAACCATCATTAAGAGTTGAATCCCAATCATCATACAATCCATCTTTTACATCTTGTTCGGTCATATCTGTTTTTTTATTTGCAATTTGTGCTGCAATTAGTAAGGTTACTGCTAACGGATCAAACACAAAAATAAAAATAAGAATGAACCAATTCACAACCTGATTCATTGGTTGATTAGTTAATTCAGCTACATATCGCAACGGGCCTAATTCTGCAGCAACATCGTTATTTGATTCTATATCTAATACTTGCAAATCCAAACTAGTAATTGAATCAGTTAATGATTCTATTTTTAAATTTACTGTATTTCTTTGTTGTTTAGAATCATCAAGTTGTCTTTCTAAAACTTTACGAGTAGAGGACGATGTTGTTGTTATAATTTCACCAGTTTCTTTATCACGATATTGAATTACATTGTTAGATAAACCTTTAGATAATTCTGATATTGATTCACTTAATTGTTTCTTTTCTGCAGAATATTCATCTAGTTGCGTTTGAAATCTTTCACGCTTCAACTCAATTACATCTACTTGTTTGTCTAATACTGTAAGCTGATCTGCTGTTGTTTGATACGCTGATACTAAAAATCCATATATACCTATAGATGTAATAAACATCAACACAAATACTGCAGTAACAAGATAGGTCTTTAATAAAAGTCCTATGCGTTTCCAATATCGATGAAGATACGATGCAGTAATAAGTTTAGATATTTCTAAAGTACCAGCCATTATGACAACAGCTAATGCCTGAGCTGAAAATAGTTTGCTTAATCCGAATACACTGTAATAGGCAGCACTGCCGGCTAATGCAAATGCTGAAGCGTATACAATGTATGGAAAAACATTTTTCACTATTCTCTATCTAAATAATACTTTGCTGATTCTAATTTTCTATAAGCAGCAGTTAAATTTGTTAGTATTGCATTTTTGTCTGCATGACCTGCTGCAATAGACTTTCCTGCACTTTTAATAATTTCCATGGCGTCTACCATGTCATCAGAAATTTTTGCTTTAAAACGATAATGTGCCATAACTTTCCTTTTATATAAATATTAATCTTGTAAAATCTGTGGTGTTTCGTACAACCCAATTTGCAACAATGACTGTTCTTTTGCTTTAGCTTCAACCTCGATGTCTAAATCATCAACATCATAAGTATTAGGTAATTCTAAGATATAATCACTATGTGCCTGTTCTTTGATCTTGCTGAATTCTTTGTATAACTTTTCAAATGTCGGCCATTCTTCTAATTTGTCAAATGGAATATTGTGTTGTTCACAAACCAATTCTAACTTCTTTTGGTATTCTTTGCGACGAGATTCAGAATAATGGGTACATTGGGTAACGCCATGAACCTCGTATGTTTCTCGAGCCATATAGAAAGCTTCTTCTTCAGACAAATCACCGGTATTGAATTTGTGATGCCAATAATCAAAAGTAACCGGAGTGCCTGTCTGCTTATGTACCATTTCATAAAGATCTCGTACAGAATACATTGAAGCCTTGTCATCATTCTCTACAACTAAGCGAGCTTTAAGGCGATCTGACAAGCGATCAAAATTACGAAGCCATCTGGCAATCGTATTAGGCTTATCGCCATAAGTAGCACCTATATGAATATTGATAAGGTTATCAGGAGTAGCATCATCATAACCTAACAAATCAAACATCTCTGAATGTCGTTCGAGACTAACAATTGTATTGTCTACTACAACCGGATCTGGAGAACCTAAGATGTTGAACGGACCTGGATGTGTAGTAAGTCGATGTCCATGTTCACGAGCATAATCGCCCGCTTCACGAAGTATGTCTGCAATAAGATCAATTTCGGGTAAATCTTCTAGTTTGTAATGATTCCAACGAGGAAATATCTCAGAGCCAATTCGAAACAATCGAATGCCTCTCTCTTCATTCCACTGAAGTATAGGAAGCAAATCCATTGCATTTTCTAAAGATATATCAGAAGCAAGTTGCAAACCACCTTCTTCAAATTTTCGCTGAATCATCGTACGACCCGTACGAATTTTTTGCTTGCCCAACTCCATGTTGATGCAACAATACCCATATCTAACCATAATGTTTCTTTTTTATATTATAAGAAAAATTATGTAAATTTCCTAAGAAAATTCTTTTGTTTTTCTATTGCTTCGTCAAGTTTTGAATAGCTTTTTCTTCTTGTTCTATTACTTTGAGTATTTCCGTTATCGCAAGGCTGTACATCCACAGTTCTGGGCTGCTTGGTTTTTCGTCGTTTTGGTGATACTTTGCTGATAGTGTTATTAGCATCTGTTCGCTCAACTTTGTCCTGGCGAGGCTCAGGGCTTGCTGACCTTGTGATGACTCTAGGTATTGTTCCAACGTCAAATCTTCGTTTAATTTCTTCAGACCCGATCCGCTTTGTGTCATTGAAGAGTATATTTCCTGCGGTACCGCTTTCATACTCTTCAATCTGAATGCCGCACGGGTAACTATAAGTACTTGTTTGAACCATGTACGTAAACGTACCAGAGCGTTCTGTAATCTTTTTAACATAACCGTATAATTTTTCGCCTAAGAAATTAATATAAACATAATCGCCAACTTTGAATTGCTGGCGATTAAATTTATTTTGAATTGAAGTTGGTATCTTTTGCTTGGCCATTTGATAAAAGTATTTTTTCAATAATAGAAACAGCTAATTCATCTGTAGAAAATGACTTTCCGTGTGTTAAATAAACTATACAATAAGATGGACTATTATTAGGTATTACATCATATAAATCAATAATATGGGATGTATTTACATAATGTTTTTCTCCATTTTTTGCTATTATTGGAATAAATGTATTATTCTGCACCCCGTTCTCCCATTTGTTTCATAAAATTCATAAATTGTTTAAAACGTTCTCTGCCGAATCGTTTATACATCTTCATGAAATTTTTATTTTCTTTTAAACGAGCTTTGTATTGTTCTCTCGTTTCATTTTCTAATCTAACTGAAGATAATGCATTATCATCAAAAATACTTGCTTCTGATTCTACCAATTTAATGTTTTTCATTTGTAACTCTTTTTTTATTTATTATAAGGAAAAAAATGGGAAGATCCAATTAAGCATCTTCCCATGGTGTAAATTCTTCAATTTCTACTTCTACTATTTCTTCAACAAACCAAAAGTATCCATCCTTTCTAAGTACTGTATCAGAATTTGTAACCTCTTTCCAAGCATCTATAATAGGACTATGCGATTCTCGGATTTTTCTTTTTACATGATATAACTTATCTTGAAATTGAATTATTGGATAACAAAGCATACGGAAGGTCTTTTAGTGCGTTATTTGATCTTTAATTGTTTTGGTGCTCTTGATTCAGCAAATGGAATTTCAATTGTAAGAAGCCCTTTATCCATGCATGCAGAAGCCGAACTTAGGTCTAAGTCATTTGATATTTTCCATGCTAAATCAAAAGATCTACGAGCAATACCACGATGGATATAAACTTTATCAGTTTCTAATCCTCTATCTGGTTTATGAGATACTCGTAATGTTTCGCCTTCGAGTGTAATTTCAATATCCGACTTTTCTAAGCCAACAGCGGCAATTTCAAATCGAACATGGTCTTTATCTCTAATAATGTCTACTGGATACCCTATTTTACTTTCACGAACTGAAGTATAAGGTTTTTGATCGAAGAAATTTTTGAATACTAAATCTAAATCATTGAGCATTCGTTCATTCATTAATGTCATAGTTAAACCTCCTGTGTTTTTTGGTTGCATTAGCTAACCGTTATTATTAATAAAAAGACCTTCCGTGTCTTTCATATAAATATGTTAATTATAACAAAATGGATCTATTTGACTAACAATTTTAAAAACTCGAAGATATTTAGTAATTTTATCTCGTTTAAACATCTTTTCAGTTTCCTTATCACGCCACAATATAAAGCCATTTTCAATAAATCTCGATTTAATGATTCGCAATGCCTTTAAACTATTTGATTCAATCAAAATATTTTGGTCATCAACCATTACATCAACACGGTGCTGGCTTTTGCCAGTTTCACCCGCGTCAAATGTTTCTGAAAATGTTTCGTTTTCTACATCATCAGTTTCTAGTTCATTAAAGAAATCTCGAAGATTTAAATTTGGATTTTTTAGCCGGTGAATTTCAATATCATAAACTTCAAATAAATACTGTATACGATCAATAGCAGATAAGCCAATTACATAATCAAGTTCTGCACTCGATACTTGTATGTTATTGAATATATTCATCTTAACGATTTATTTTGTATAATATTTTGATATACTATCCATGCTAATCTAGCCGGGTCGACACCTTTAAGATTTTCAACATTTACTAAAAAATACATTTTAAGTTTTTCTTGCAATTCTTCATTTGAATTGCATGAATGAACTATATTTTGTATTTCTAATATGTCGTTATCCGTCAGCATATCATCTTTTATTATAAATATAATCCGAGTTGGTATCTTCGCTGAATTGCATCTAATGCAAATTCTAACGTTTCAGCAATCTTAGCAATCTCATGTTTTTGCAAAATAAATTCTCTATTAGCAATCTCCAAATGGAATTTTTGATCTTTTGGAGTTTTTGTTGCATACATTCCGTTGATTAAATGCTTAAAACGTTGTGTTTCTGAAAGTAAATATTTATACTTAAATCCAATTTTTACATTACCTACATGTAATGTTCCTACCTTCAAATCCATTGGATCTGTTTTAAATTGTGATTCATATACCTCATTCATCACAAAATCTGTGTTTGCCCATGTTGTACCATATCGTTGTACAAACTTCTCACTAATAGCCCATGGCTGATTAATACTTCCCATATTTTAAAATTTATAAATTGTTACTGTATATACTGAATTTGAATAATTGTGTTTAACGGATACTAATTGATATTTTTCAATCATCATATCCATAATAAGTCCTGGGTGAACATAGAATTGTCCATCATGAATTTCATTGTTAATTGGTGAAAGAAGATTAAATGATACTGCTAAATCTGCTGCATCATACATTAAATCAATTTCATCCAATAGTTTTTGCAAATCTTGATCTTCAGTTTCGCATTTTCTTTCAAAAAACAATCCTGACGCTACAACCCAATCTTTTTTAGGTAATGTACTTTTTGTAGTAAAGATTGAGTTTAGTAAATCAATATTGTATTTTTTAGTTGCTGCATCACATAGTAACGGATTTTGTTCAATACCAAAATAATCTATAGATTCAACACCATAAAAATCTTGAATAAAATTAAATAAATCACCTCTACCAGCTCCGATATCTAAAATGCTATTATTAGGAGAGTATCCGATTATAACATTTAATAATAATGATAACTGTTCTTGAGTTGTTTCATAACCAACTGCTCTAGGCGAATTGATTAAATATTCTGAATCTGTTGCTAATAATGCATCTGCTTTAAGTGTGGCATCATCTGGTTGTGCAGATAAAATAGCCACTATCTTTTCTCGAAATCTATCTAGCATAATGTATACGTGTTGCTATTCGTTCTTTATTTTGATTTTTCTGTGTATTACTCCACATTGATTTGAGTGGATGAGTTCGGTTAATATGTTGCTCATGTTTAGCTACGAGTGCGGCTTGTTCCCAAGCAGCTTCTTCCGTTTCTGTATTATCTAATAGAAACGTGTCATTTAAGTTTTGCCCTTGCCAACTAACATACCAACCATTATCATACACTGCCTTTGAAGCCGGATACCTTTTCTGTACCCGGCGACGCAGCTTTTCTATTGTTGATAACTTAGTATTTGCCATGATTAAAAACTTCTAGGACCTGAAGATTCTTCTCGGTATGCAGGAATCATCCAATTGTCAACCATTAAGCTGTATTCTGGAATTGTAGTTTGAATTTCTCCAGAATCAATTAATCGTTCTGTCAAGTTCACATCAATATATGCCTGTTTTGATATTGCGCCTCGTGGAATAGCTGCAATCACTGAACGATTTTCTAATAACACGTCATATAGTGTCTTTTTGTTGTCATATACTTTGCCAATAACCATTGCTACTTGATAACGATGTTTATTGAATACTATAACAACATCTCCTTCTTTGTATGAAGCCATTAATCAATAATTTTTACGATTCGACTTTCATTTACACCAGTTACTTCGAAATCAAAGGTATATCCTTCAAAACTTTTAATAACCTTAGCCTCCGCTTCAGTTACTGACATTGCTTCTACAAGATAAGATTCTGTAACTTTCTTTTCTTTCTGACCTTTCGGGGTGTCAATGACATCTACCCATTTCACTTTTGCTGTGTAATAACCCATAACTTTAATTTAATTTATTTTACTTATTATATTGATTATTTATTAATATTCCAACCATTATTTGAATGTTTGTGTTGCAGCTACTGAAAACGCATATTCTGTTTCTGCAAATACTTCTACTCCAAAGCCAAAGTATCGACGCTGCCTCATAGTAGTATTATGACCTGGAGATGCTTCCCATCTTTTGAAAAGAATCTTTGCAATATCTTTTGTTGGGGTTTCTTTAAAAAATATATATAATTGAGCATTTTCGCTGCCTACTCCTCGATCTAAAGGGGTTCTGCCTGCGAATCCGGGTTTTCTCGGATCTTCAATATGCACACACACATTATTCTTTGCCATATAAACACTATGATTTTGTGCAGCTTGATTACAAAATGAATCTGGTTGTAATTCACGAAACCCAAGATCGGTTCTAAATTCATTTACTAATTCTAACATGTAAAATCTCAATGAATCTAAATCCAAATCAACTTTTTGACTGAATGAATTAAATGAACTTAAAACGAATAATACTACTATTAACTTTTTCATCTCTTTTAATTTATACTATAATATAAGAAAAAAAGATGTAGAATCCAAATATTATTTAAATAAATTTGCACCTGGCTTTTGTTGTAATTTGTTAGAAGTTACCCATTGGTTTAATTCATAACCATCACGCGGTAATTCTTTATTATAGTTAGTTACAATAACGGTATATTTTGGGTATGCAACTAAATTAACACGTACTTTACCATCGCCATTTTCTTGTAAAAATGCTAATAATGTTGATTTGTCAATTTCATCATTATGTGGGTGTGATGTTATAAATCTTTGTGTTACTTCTGGCGACATATAATCAACCGCATTTGGGTAGCCATCTGATGGAATAACAATATTATAAAATTTACCATTACTTCCGGGCCTAGGTTGTACAACTAAGTATCTTTCTGGAAATTCAGTTACTGGGGCATTGAATACTGCAGTAACGCCTAGTGTCGCAAATTTGGTTGAACTTGTAGCAGTGCCATCAGTTGGTATTGTTGTAGTAACATTTTGAATACCGGCATTGATTGCAGCTTGATACACAGAACCAGCTCTATTTAATAATAAAAAGTTATTACTAGTTTTATTATTAGTAACTGGGTATGCTTGCGCAATATTAGGAAATGCACTCGCAAAAGCTGCTCCACCTTGTGTAAATTGACTAACAGGAGCTCCTTCTCCCGTAGCTATATTAGATGTAGTACCTGCATTAACAACTGTTGATACCTTTTTTCCAATTGTGTTTATTGCTGTTAGTGTAGTTTGTAACCGAGTTATTTGGCTAGAATCTGGAACACTGTTATCCGGTAAAGCTCGGTCAAATGTTAAATTAATAGTTACCGGATTATTTAAATCGAATCCAGAATCAATTAATTGTTGCTGTAATTGTTGCTGAGTAGTGCCTGGGGTTACAGTTAAAACTTGTGTTTGATTAGCTTGTTCACCTAACAATCCAGCTTCACGCAATATGCTTTTTAATTTGATCATGTTATTTTCCTATTATTCGTTGTAATCTATTCTGATTTCTATAATAAATATAGCTACGAAGAATCTGTTTTGGTGTTAAACCAAAATTATGAGCTAAATTATCTAATATATCCGCAACCAAATGTTCTCGCTCTAAATCATTGCGTAATTTACCAGCTAAAATCGTAATAATTCGCTCTAAGTATTGAACGTATCCTTTTGGTAGCCGATTTAATACACGTCCTTGTCGTGCATACACTTTAGATTGTTGTTTTCTTGATATTGTATTTCGTTGTTCTACTAAACGCTTAGCAGTACGTGCTGTTTCAATCAAAATATCACCATATCTAGAAGTCCATTCAGTAGGAGTTTCTGCTGGTTCTTCTGGTTCTGGTGTCGGAGCTTCTTCTGGAACTTCTGCTCCGGTAGGATCCCCACCACTTTCTGCTGCTTCAGCACCGCCTTCAGCACCTTGTTCTGCATTTTGTTTGTATTCTTCGACATCTTTAAGGTCTAATTTAAGATGTATAGTATAATCTTCATTACGACCATAGCCTCCATATGGTACAAGTTCAATTATATCATCTTTTAGTAACTTATCTAATACTTCTCTGTTTAAATTTAGATTAGCACCAGAACGTGTTAAGAACTCTTCAATACCAACATCAGTTTTTGAATAAAGAATGCCTAAGTATGTAGCTTGTTTTTGTGCAAATTTACCTAAAAATGCCTTTTCAGCATCAGAAAATGGAGATACATCTACAGTTTCTTCCTGTTCTGTAATGATACGATGCAATTCTTCTTGTACTATCTTTCGAATATCCATTTATTTGTCTCTTGTTTCGGATAAATTTATGTTTCTGTATTGTGAAGCAAGTTTTTTTAGTTCAGTTGCTGCCTTTCTTGCTCTTGCACCAGCTGCTTTGATGTTTTTTTGAGAAAATCTGACATGATCTTTTTCAAAAGCATCCCAGGTTTGCTTCATTTCATCATAAAGTTCTTGCGATGTCATATAACATTATCCTTTTTATTTATTAATAAATATCAAGAATGTTATTTTGAAGTGATATTTTGATTTTCTTGTTGAATAGATTTCATAGCTCGCTTATCGCCAGCTGTTAATTTGTCGTGCGGAACGTATCGATACCCAATTCCTACATGATCAATCACTGTTTTTTCATTGATACCATGTATTTGTAGCTCACATAGCTTCTCTAAATTTTCATCAGTTTTGCCACGAATTATTTTTATCTTCTTAGTTCTGCTTCTTTCTGTATTACGATATGTAATTACAATTGGAAGTTTTAAACTTATGTCTTTTTTTGCCATAATGTAACTTTTTGACCCAGTGTTATTTTGTGCATGAATACTGTGTTTGCTGGTAACTCTATAACTACATTACCAAAACCGACATATGATCGGCCTGAGTTAGGTGGACAATTTGGATATACTTTCATAATCTTACCTTGATGTACAAAAATAATATCCATTGGTACTATACAATTCTGTGTATGAAAAGAATGCATTCTTGAATCCATATCAAAATACATAGAATCACTACCATTCCATGTACGTCCTTGCATTCCTTGGGCATGTTGCCATTCAGTACGTTGAATTTCTGTGCTGAATTTGTTTGTTCCTATTATTACGTAATTCATATATTATAAATACTGTACAATTAAATTTACGAGTTTGTATCCTGCGAATGCTCCAAGTGCAGTTGGTACAGGAAATATAATAAACTTACCTAATGATGTAACGTATTTAGGTCTATTAACAACCTTACCTACAAAGAAGTAATAAGTCATATATGCAATCAATACAGCAATATCAATTCTTAATGTAATAAACACTACAATGATTGACCCCAAGAACCCATACACGAAGTTCTCAATAGCAGCTTCGCGAATTTCTCGTTTAGGAGTTTCTCTATACTCCTTTCCAATTTTTTTTATACTCATACTAATCCCACCATTTTTCGATGTTTTGTTCTATAATTTTAAATAGAAGCTTTCTTGCCCTATCATGATTGATATGAGCAATATTACTTGCAATACGATCCTTATCGTTCTCATCCTCAATCTTTAACCAACCTTCGCCATTCATTACTCTCTTATAAATCAATGGATATTTAGCAAAGTAATCGTCAAAGTTCTCTTCTAACTCTCTGGACTCCCAAGTTGAATAACCCTCTTTATCTTCAACTGGCTCAAACCAACTCTTGGTCTTATGATAGTCCATGTATTCCATACTGTACCATTCGTCTTGAACTTTTTCTATTAGACGAACGCAAGTCATCATTACTTCAGCGTCTCTTTCAGCACTTACGTGAATTCCTCTATCGCCAATATATGCTGATTGTGCCTTTAACTTATGTGAAAGAATATCAAAGATAAATGAACTATCCCAGTTTCGGTCTTTCCAAATGATAGGAAACCAATACCAAATATTTTTGATACCTCTCTTAAAATTAAGATGAAGGTATTTACCATCATGTTCCCACCATAATGAAATAGAATCTAACTTTTTTCTTAAGCAAGAACGAGATTCTCTCTCTTCTTGCCATTGGTCAAATATGTCTTTTTCTGGTTCCATTACTGTATAAGTTCATCTAAGTTAATACCATGTTCATCCATTAGCTTGTAAATCTCACTAAATGTTTCTTCTATACCATCAAACTCATCTCTTGGTTGTGGTTGAGATTCAAATCTCGATTCTAATGTTCTTTTCAGATTATGTGTTATTTCAAACAATACAATAGCCATATCAGTTGCTTTTACACATCTCATATGTTCCATTCTATCATCTGGATTATCTAAGTTAAATTTTAAGATAGCTTCCATAATTCGTAATTACTATTTTGTGTTTTGAATTTAACGTAATCTTTTCGTTCTTCTACGATATCGATAACATCAGTTGTTTGCCAAGTAAAGTAATCATTAAATGGCGACATAATTAATGAACGACCAATAGCAGGTTCTTGATAATCAGCTTTGTATCGACCATCATTATCCCATTCTAACCATTTTATTTCTTTAGATTGTTTAGTTAAACCATCTCGTTCACGAACCAATTTCCAATTGAATTCTTTTTCTATCAAACCTAACAATTCAGCTTGGTTTTCATCAAGTGTCATATTGCCTTCTTCATCAAAACCAACTATGAGTTTAGGGTGTACTCCGCCTATCATTTTATTTCGATTTTCTCTCTTACAATTCTTTTTACTACAAACTCTTTGATATCTGCAAACTCTTGTCGTTCACCATCCACAATAGGATGCTCTAACGTTATTTCAAATCATTCAACATCACCATACTCAGTTTCATACGCATCGATGAAGTCTTTTAGTTTGTCAAGTACTTCTTGTTTCATAACCATTTATCTTTTAAAACTTTATCCCAATAACAAATTGTTTCTTTTTTACCATCACCCTTACTTGAAGTCCAAACTTCAGGATTGATTTCTTTTGCTATTTTGATTCGTGCTTCT